AAAACAGCAATACAAGGAAAAAGTTACATTATTTTCTCTTAGATTTCTTCGGTTCGTCGGCTCTCGCAATTCTATTTTCATCAACATCTAATCCATACTTCGTCCTCACCATAGTATCCAATTTTAAAATATCTGTTTGTAATACTCTAATACGGTCTATAAGTTGAATTAGTATCTCTGTCTGATGGCCTATCTTTCCTGTAAGTGAATCCTGCAACCATTTTATAATTTTCCAAAAACCCCATCCAATTAATAACAAACCTACAACTGGTACACCTAATCTTTCTATTAAATCTGCTACTACTGTAGAGTCCACAATATCCACCGAGTGTTAAAGGTAAGCGGCTTTATATATATTTATACCCCATCCGTGATAGTTCTTGACGATTAAACAAATGGGCTTTATGTATATCTATTTTAGATTGTCCCTCATATGGAACAGCCAAATGCTCTTCAACCATTTGTTCGTTTAAATTAACATTATTTACATACAACTCCCCCAGTATTCGCCCAAACTTTCCACGTTCGTCATCTAAATGGGTTTTTAATGTTATATTCGACCCTACGGGACAATAATCAACTAAAAACTGTTTAGATAACTTTCCATAAAATTTTTCCTCAGCATCTCTGGTTCTGGATTCAGGTGTATCTATTCCATAAAGTCTTACTCGCTGATTAGCAAGAACTACATCAAATCCTAAATCAATATCAAGATCCACAGTATCCCCGTCAATAATTTTAATTACTTTAGCTCTATATTCGTGCATGGAGACTCCAAAAAAAAAGGGGACAGGGTATAAACCCCATCCCCCAATTTAGTAAAAAATTAAAATTACATTAAGTTTGTAACATTAACTTTTCTGTAGTACTGGTTACCAGTGGTAGTATTAATACCAGCTTGGTTAGCAACAACGAATGGATTGTCAACAATTCCATATCGGGTTTTGAATCCGATTTTTGGTTGGAATGTATCCTCACCCATCGCACGAACCATCTGTAGAGGAACGTAAGGACAATAGAACATGCCAGAATCATAAGGACTAGATCCCTTATAACCGACAACGTAGAATTGACCAGCAGTTGATCCATAATAAGGATCAACAAACACTTTCATGCCGTTCATCGTACCAACATACGTGTTAGTGTGTGAATCACCCGCGGCTGGATGACCAGTTTCCAACATACCAGACATTGACAATGCAGATGCAACGTCAGCAGAACAGATCATAAAATTACCTTTTCCACGTCGTGTGTCAAAGCCAATTTCATTTCGATCGCGCTCAATTTGATACATCAACCCTTTAAACTTCTCTACTGACCATCGGCCATTAGAATCAACATCAAGATTAAATGTACCAGCAGTAGCAGTATTAGTAGCGGCTCCGTATCGTGCATTTTTATAAATGCGGCGAATGATTTCGCGGTTGATCTCATTGAGGATTTCAGTAGAAAGAATATTTGACAATTCAGTCTCTGCATCCAAACCATGAACTGCTTTCAAGTCTTGAGCAAGTTCCGTAGAGTACTCGGCTTTGAGGGCACGAGACTTAGCCGTTACGGTAGTCTTGTCAATACTGAATGCCATTTCTTGGAACGCACGTCCACCAGTAGATCCCTGTGCTTCAGCATCTGCCGTGGTGTTTGCTTGACCAGCTGTCCAAGTTCCTTCAAACGGATTATTTGTTCCGTCAATAGCAACATGAGCTGGCGTACCATCATTGTCTCCAGAGAAAGCTGTGTTAGCTTCACCGTGGAGGGCTTCAGTTCCATCCTGTGCAGTGTAATGAGATTTCATTGCGAAAATCAATCCGGTTGGTCCAGACATAGGCTGAACACCACAGACGTCATAAGCAAGAAGATGAGGCATAGATCGACGAACCAAACTAATTAGAATTGGATCCCAACCTTTTACATCCGTACCTGCAGGTGCATGACCTGAGTTAGCCGGTGCAGCTTCGTTCAAGAAAGCTTCTTGATTTTCCAACAATCGCAAAGTAACGTCTCTGCGATAAGTGTCTTTAATTTCAGGAAGATCAGCGTGTTCCATTACTGGCTGCCACTTTTCCTTAATTGTTTCTGATAAATACATTTCTGTATACTCCTTATAATTAATTAAATTTAGTTAAATGTGTTTTCATTCAATCCATTATATATTTTACTTGTTAGATAAATTGGAAATAGCACTCATAATACTGTCCATTCTGCCATCACTTTTTCCATCTGCAACTGGATTATTAGTACCGGCCGTTCCTTTATTATCTGTTACTTCTTTTTTGTCTGATTTGAAATAGCTATTCTTAATAACATTGAGTTTCTCACGATACTGTTCATCAGTTTCGTAATCAACGTCCTCTGCTAGTTCGGTAAACTTCTCAACATCAGTATCAACCATTCCCTCTGAGATATCTCGGAATGCATCTTTAGCTTTGAATGTATTTAATTCTTTCACTATGTCCATATGCTTTTGTGTCTGCTCGTCGAGTTTCTCTTCCAACTCAGCAACTTCAACAACCAGATTCTCGAATACATCTTCCTTCTCTTGTGGAACATCAATATAATGCTCTTCAAACAACTTCTTCAAACCAGAAATAAAACTCTCTGTAACTTCGTTGCGAACACCTTGTTCAACAGCAAGTTTATTTTCTGCCATCCATTCTTTTACTGTATAGTTGAGATATTTGTCTACATTCTCAGTCATTTCAGACTGCATAGACTCAATACGCTCATCTGTTTCTTTTTTAGATTCTTCACGGACTTGCTTACGAATCTTAGCAATCTTAGACTTAACTGCAGCCTCAAAGATTGTAGCAGCTTTTGCTTTAAACTCTTCAGAAAGTTCTTCGCCGTCGACTAAAGCAGCAACATCAGGAGCAACATCTACTTCGATGTCTTCTTTCTTTGCTTTTTTCCCTTCTTCTTTTTCGTCGTCCTCGTCTTCTTCGTCGTCGTCTTTAGCTGGGGGGAATTCCTCTTTTTTGGAGTCTTTAGACTTTCCTTCTTCGACGTCTTCATCTTCATCTTCGTCTTCGGAGTCGTCTTCTTCTTTTCTAGTTCCTTTGGCGTCTTTTTTAGACTCAACAGGTTTTTTATCTGATTTAGCTTCTTCAATAGATTCGTTATCATTTTTTTCATCCTCTGCGTTAGTGGCAGTTTCCATTATCTTTTTTTCAATTTCTCCATCACTTAGGGTTTCTTCGTTAGCCATTTTACATCTCCTTTAAAAGTGTTTAGCCTATATATATTTATAATATTAAAGATTTCCAAGGAATTTTTCAAATATATCCAGCTTTTTCTTATCTAATTCCTTCGATTTTGTATTTTTAATCTCATTTTGAATAGCATACTCAATTTCACCTGTAGCACTGAATTCTTTTCCTTCCATAACACCATTTACAAATGCCGATGGTGCTGAGGGGTCTGCAACTATATCAACTGTAGTTAAAGTAAAATCTTTCTGTACTTCGTTTACGCCGGTCTTTTTATTTATCTTAAGACTTCCTAATCCTCTTGATGATACACCAAGTTTAACACCTGAAGAAAGAAGATTTTTCACAATCTTTCCATTTGGTGTATCCATAATTTTTGCTTTACCAACAAAGTCTTTTCCTTCTTCTGTTAATTCTGTAATCAAATGTGAAACACGATCAAGATTAATAGTTGGACCCATAGGATGTCCTAATTCACCGAGTGCACGACCTTCTTTGACAAATTTTGTTTTATATCTGTTTACTTCTTTTTTCAAAATGGAGTAAGGATATACACGACCATTTTGATTCTTAAGATCACTTTGCATAAAAATACCTTTAATATATTGATCTTTGCCTTTGCCTTCGACAATATATTCAAGGTTTTCAAAATGTTCTGTAATAAGTTTCATCTATTTATCTCCTTTTTTTGCCATTCGTTCTGCCTCGGCTTTTTTAACCTGTGGTAAAAGTTTCTTAGCTAATTTTTTAATTAAAACCGATTTGGATTTAATTTTCTTTTCCAATGACGCTTTACCTGCTTGCCCTAACTCCGATCTATTTTTACCTTTTAAAATCTTTTGTGCAATAAAATCTACTGCTTTTTTCTGCGCTCGTGTTTTTAATTTTTCTGGACTAGCTTTTTTACTCATTGCCCGTTCGCGTTTCTTGGCAATCATTTTAGCTTTAGCTTTCATGGAGCGTGATAATTTATTCCGTGCTTGTACAGATAATACTTCAAACATCTTTTGCTGGTTCCTCTT